ATCGTATGACTTTGCAGCACCGGGGGACGCATTTGAAGAAGGTCCACGGAAATGGAGGAAATACATATTGCCACGCGGAAGCAGGGCAAAAGAGCTTGGCGTTAACATCATAAGTCCGGCGTCTATTAAACGTGCGAAAAAATATCTCAAAGCGCATCCGCGCCGCAGGGTCTGCATTACTGGAGACCCCCGCCGCATCAACGCAATACTTAATAAGCTGGCGGTGACATCATGACCGCCAACGAAATTCCCAGCAAAATGACTTACAGCATTAAAGACCTCAACAAAGCCGCAGCCGCTTACGACCTCGAACTTGTCAAAGGCGCGGGTTATTTTTACTGGTGCCACCCGACTGAGCCTGACATCCGAATATTCAACCGATTTCTCCCCAGCGTCTACGTGGCAGCCTTCTGCCACCTTGGCCGCGCTGTTTGGGAAAGCGAGCTGGCTACCGCTAAGCGTTACGTTGAGGATGGGGCCTCCATCCGAGGAGACAGCAAATGAGAGACAATCAAGAATACAACGGCTGGACAAATTACGCTACTTGGCGCGTAAGGTTAGAACTGTTCGATGGTTGGGATACATCCGGTGACGACGTTACCGCAAACTCAATACAATCCATAGCCGAGGATTATATTGAGTTCAACGGCTGGGGGTTAGCGAGAAATTACGCTCTCGCCTTCCTCGACGACGTAAACTGGAACGAGATTGCCGAGAGCATTAATGAAAATATGAATTATAGGATGGTGTCGTCATGAAAACGGAAAAAAATATTTATTGGAGCCACTCGGAAAAAATAACCGCCGAGGAATTTATCAGACGAATTGCGCCGAAGATTTTAGACCCTGTGCAAACGATGCAAGAATGTGACGGTGATATGTGGATGTCAGACTATCGAAAATTGACAGACGCTTCTGCAAGGTTGTCCAATGCCATTAGAGAATTAGACGAAGAGGCTTCGCGCAAAATAGAGGGAGAAGAATATGATAGCTGATATCTTAGCAGGCACGTCGATATTCGTGATGGTCTACATAGCGCTCGTGATGCTGCCATGACTTATTTAATAGGAGATCATGTCATCATCGTTACTCCGTGCTGCGGAGAAGAGAGCCGGGGTAAGATTATAGGACAAACGTTCGGATTGGAGCGCTACGATGTAATGCTCGATGATGGCGAAATTTTGAAAAATATTATAATTGCGGAGGAAAAAAATGACGAAGACTAAAAAATATATAGGAAAACTGACGGATGACGCTGTAATGAGTTGCAGCCGTTTGCCCGCGCTCATGAACCAAATCCCGCAATATTCGACGCCAAACGACGAGTTGAAAAAATCTCTAACCGCCGCCGGTAGAATTTTTAAAAACCCCCCGGCAAAATTTAGCGGTTCAGAACCTGCTCAACACGGCAATAATCTTGAGGGCTATATACTTGAGACAGGCGCTGAACGCCTTGCCCTCAAGATCAATGCGGAGATAACTGAAAAAGTTTGCGCCTTTGATATCCCGCTGCAAGGCAGTTTAGACGGCATTCTATTCGGCGACGGCAGGACCATGAAGACCGACAAGGCGCGCGGCATATATTGCTACAACTCGGATAGTGTTACTTTAGATGGTCCGGGTGTAGCGGAGGCCAAGCTAACGCGTGCTGCTCCGACAGATTACGCAATGCCATATCGGGGCGCGCTACAATGCCAAGGGTTACAAATATGCACCGGCTATAAATGGCATGCGATTTTCACGCTTTTTCAAGGCACTGAACTGCGCATCTTTCTTGGCAATGCTGAACCGGCAACGCAGGCCAAAATTAGGGCAGACGTTTTAGATTTTCAGAGCCGGATGGATTTGTCTCAAAGAGACGGCGTGACAGATTGGTATTCCCCGCTGACACGAAATGACGCGGCCAGCATCTATAATATCAGTGAGCCAAAACTGCCCGAAATATCGCTTTCAGGGCAATCGAATGAAGACGCTATATCGCTGATAGATGCCAAAGCAGAAAAGAAACAACTCGAAAAGAAAATAGAAGACCTTGAAAGCAAAGTCATGGATGTGATGGGATTGTGTGAGGTAGCCTATGTCATGGAAAAAGACAAAGTTTTGGCAAGACTGAAGTGGCCCATGCTAAAGGAAACGGAAGAGCAGACGCGAATTATAAAAGCACGAAAACCATCACGCGGAAAAACGCTCAGAATAAAGGAGTATTGATATGAACACAGTTTTGAAATTCCCGCCGACTAAAAAACAACAAGAGTTGTTAGATTTTATTACAAGCTACATGGAACAACATAAATTCGCACCATCGTTCCAAGAAATGAGCGAAGGCACTAGCATCAAATCCACTAGCGGCGTTCATAATCATCTTGAGTCTTTGCAGGAGCGTGGATGGCTAGCTAGGCTGCGCGGTAGGAAGAGAGCCATTGTGCTCGTCTTTTGAGATTGATATATTGGGTATGCTCCCTGTGTTGAAACTTTTCAGAGGCGCGGAATTATGTTCTGCGTCTTTTTTTTTGGATTTTTTATATGCCTGAGATGACAAAGAAATCGCGCAAGCGGATGCGTAAAAACAGGAGCAATCGCGCGAACCTCGTCACGCCTAAAAAGCCTTGCCTGCGTTGCAGGTCATTGTCTCCACGACCGGAAAATATGAGGCTGTGTGATAACTGCAAAGATCATGAAATATTCGGCAGCGTATTCGCGGCCTATTAAGACAAAATCCCTTCGATCCGCTTTGCATGACGCTCGGTGCGCTCCGGCGTTTGCCGATAAAGCCGACTATCTCGAAGCTGTATAGCTGCGGTCATCCAATGCTGATTTTCTAATGCCGCGTTCATCTTCACGAATAGCCGCAGGCGTGGCCCACCCAATTGGAATGCAAGAGAGACGAAGGTTATTTGTGCTTCGACAGGCCAGCTTTCGAGTTCAGGCTGTAAATTCAGCGCGTCATCTATAGCGGTCTGAACATCCTCATTGAATAGTTCTGTTACACGTTCTTCGCTGACAGGATCGCCGACGCACAATCCAAATTCTGGATCGTCCCTCGTGATCAAATGACCTATTCCGCACGTGGCTTTTCCAAGGTGGTCGTTATAGACCTCGTTCTTTAAACCTTCGTCATCCTCTAAAAGAGTGCGTAATTGATTTTTCATCATTTTGTCGCCTTTTCTTTCGGTGCTACAGCTTTCTCGTAATATAAAATAATGTGCTTCTGCTGATCAAGAAATCGTTTTAGCTCTGCCATGTTCATCGCAAGCGTCTCATAATCCCGCACGCTGATGGCATAGAATAAGAGGTCTCCGTTTTCCTTGACGAACCGTTTTTTGAAAGCCGGAAACGTGTCCTGCGTAACCACATAAAAATGAATGTCGTTGAGTGACACCGCACGCGGCTGCTTCTGGATAGGTATGCTCCGCTCTACCTCGATTGTCTTTATCTCGACGGGCAGTATCTTTTTAAATCCGGCGCAGCTACTTAGCAGGGGCAGGAGCAGGAGCGGCACCAGACAGCACTTCAAGAGACCTAAATAACTTCTTTGTCCCAGCATTGATTTTCTTTTCTACCAAAAGAGGCTTTTTCAACGAGAGTTTTGCAAGGTTGTGCTTTCGCAACTTTCCGATCAGAACGTTTTTGTAAGAATTAGCCCTGTCGAGTTTGATCTGGAGTTTCTTTGTCAGTGCAGAAAAACGCTCCCGGTCCTCAATCATCGTGTTTATCGTCGCGTCCTGCATTTTCTTTGCAGTCTCTAGCTTCGCGGTGTTCTCGGTCAGGATTTGGATGCGCCGCTGGCTGTCTTTATAATAGTAGTAGGCCCCGTAGACGGACCCGCCTACGAGACCTATCACTATCACAAGAACATATATTTTGAGCACTAAAGAATGCCCTTTTCTCTCAGCACGAACGCAATCGCAGCAGCACCGACCGCCACCATGATCAAGAGTGGTTGATCTATGATCACGCCAATACCTACGCCGCCAACGGCACATGCCGCCCACGATGAAGGCTCTTTCATTCTATCTTTAATCCAATCTACCATTCTCATTCTCCTATTTTTTAGACATCCACACGGAAACAGACATGTACGCACCTACCAGTCCCGCTCCTGATAGGTAAAATAAATTACTGACGTCACTCAT